CTTAGAGGTCGAGGCAGACGGTGTAATTGTTATTCTTACATTACTATCCATTTCTACCAAACTTGTGCTTGATATAGTAGTATTTATTGCGGCACTATTAGTAACTATTTGACCAATCTTACCAAAACCTGTTGCTTTAGCTGCAGTGACTGCATCATCTGCTATACTATTTGTTCCTATTGTACTAAGTGCCATGTTATACTCCTATTAATTTATATCCACCAAATGTTGTTCTTCTAGCACCACCACCTGCATTAATTGCAGGACTACCTGAACTGTCAGTGCATTTAGCAAAAACTTCAAAATAATCACTTGAACCATTTGCATCCTCTACAATTTGAATAAATACATTAATGTGGTTTGCATTATTATTAGTTTGTTGATTTGTTACTTCATATAATTGACTTCCATTTTTATATATTGATACAAAACCTGATTCATAATTACTTGAACTTGCGTCTAACGCTATATTTGCAAAAAGAAAATATTTTCCTGCTGTTGTTGGTGTAAATCTGTTTGAAGCAAAGTCACTATCCGTGTCTATAGATTCTACACTAAATTCTACTTTTGTGTAAGTGTTACTAGAAATAGTTTGATTTGTACCATCACCTTTATAAACAAAAAAAGCAGGTGTGTTTGCTTGTTTTGTATGACTAAAATCTATTCTTTTTATTGTTCCTGCATCAGATATTAAAAGTTCATCTGTATCAGCAGGAGTTGCAGCTAATTCTGTTTGTCCTGATATAATATTACTTGCTAAACTTGCAGGTACGACACCACTAGCAGGAACATCAATAGTTCCTACAGCCTTTGCTTGATGAACTACATAAATATTATTTGTACCAGAGGGAGGTGCTCCAGTAAATGTAAGTGTAGTTCCACTTATGCCATACGCTGAGTTTGGGTCCTGACGAACATTTTCTACAAAAACTTCTATGTCAAAAACTGAACTGGGTGCAATGTCTAGTGTAAAAGCTGTTGTACTAGCATCACCACTAAACCTTTTACCTTGTAAAGACTGAAACTGATTGGTTGTATCTATAGGTGTACCAAGGTATGCCATTCTAGGTTATCTCCATAATTGATATAGCTATGTCTGATGAACCTGAAGCTGTTAAAGAAAGGGCATCCCCTGCTTCCATAACTAGTTTGTTTCCTGACATTAACTCTAAAGTACCACCAACTGGTATCGGTGCATTAGTTACTAATTCAACTGTTTGGTTGTTTTCATTATTAGCTCCTGATCTACTACCTGTACTAGAAGCCACACTGATAGTACCAGTAACTTGAGTGGTTGTTGTATTACCCACCATTACACCAAGAACCACAGTTGTTGTAGAACCTGCCACAGTATAGATAACATCCGCACTAGTTACGTTTGCCTTTGTGACTAATTTAAATGTATTTGCCATTTATCCTCCTATCCTAATGCTATTGCCAATGCAGTGGGGTCTTCTTGAGAAAATCCTTGTGCTGACATTAATGTTACTACTCTAGATAATGCTGCCTTTTTATTTGTACCACCGGCACCATCATCCACTATTATTAAATCAGATGTTGTTAAGTCTGCTCCAATGTCGGAGCCACCATCAATCTCTAATGCTGTTAATGCTACTTTACCTGCTGTAGATATTGTAGCTAATTTTGAATCTGCAATCGCAGCACTTGATTTGATGTCTGCGTTTACAATGTTTGTAATTGTGTTGTTATCTGAATCTATTGATTTGTTTGTTAAAGTATCAGTTGTAGCTTTACCTACTAAAGTATCTGCGGCCGCTGGTAATACTACAGTAACATCTGCTGTAGACGCAGGGCCAATCAAAGTTACTGCATTTGTTCCATTATCTGTATCTTCCTTAAATAAAATAGAACCTGCTGCAGAAGAAGAACCTGATAAGACAGGTGCTGTAATAGTTTTATTGGTTAAAGTTTGAGTAGCAGTTGTTCCTACTAATTCTTGATCACTACCATCTGGAAGTGTTAATGTGTTTGTAGCACCCGCGGAGTGAGGTTGTGCTTGTAATTTTTGTGCGTGAGCATTACCTGACTCACAATAAAGTTTTAATTGAGCTCTAGAACCACTGTTTGTTTTTAAATCAATTACACCACCAGAAACTGTGAGATCATCACCAACTGTAAAATCTCCGTTTGTAGTTAGTCCTGTATCTGCGACGTGTGTAATATTAATATCTGAATCTGTGCCGAATTTTAAAACTGATGAGTCAGATCCTAGAATTAAATCATTAGGTAATGTTACGTCAGAGCTACCGTCCTCATGCACTGCTTTGCTAGCAGGCATTGTGCAAAATACATCTTTTGTGCCTGCACTAAAATCAACAGCACTATCACTATTAGAACTAGATATAATTGTAGTTCTAGCTAGTGTATCCGGGGAGGCGTCCGTAATAGTACCTAAACCAACTTCAAATTCTGCTGAACTTCTATGAACAATAGCATAATAGGTAGTATTACTATTTCCTATTGCTGCTACAAAAGTTTCGAAATTAGTTTGAGCACCACCTAAATTAATTGTACCTGTGCCGGTAGTGGTAGTTGTCTCTTTAACTCTGTCGTTTAAAACTAAAGCCATAATCTATTATGCGATTCTTATTATAGCTGTTGATGCTCCTGCTGCAGGAAATTGAATTGTAAAATCTCCGTTAGTAGCAGTTTTGGTTCCTCCAAAGTCTAGCACAACAACAAGCTTATCACTGTTTGTATCGTTATAAATAACTGCACCGACTGCTGATAAAGTAACAGATGAAAAAACTTCGTCTGCAAAATCAACAAGGGCTGTATTACTTGCAACTGAAACAGCTTGACTATCTAGAACATTTCCACCAGCAGTATAACTTGTACCTGAAGAAGAAACTTCATTAGTAGTAGAGTATGTAGTGCTTGATGTAGAGTATCCAGAGATGTCTGTGTATAAAGCTATTTTAAAACTATTGCCACCATTAGCAAAATTATGTGTGCCAGATAAGAGTTCTGATTTGAATGCATCTGGTATTATATTAGCCATTTATCGTCTCCTTTTATTTTATTTTCGGTTGTGGTGATTGTATATCTAAACGAATTGCACCACTTGTGTATTCGTCTCTGCGTCTTCGACCTTGTTGTTCTGCCGCAAACGTTTGAAGTCCTTCTTGATAAGCACTCTCATACAGTTGTAACATATTATCCGGTCCTTTCAAGTACTTTAGAGTTTCCACCATACATCCATTAATAAGTAAATCTTGAAAATTATTTGATATATAAGTTGTAGTAGAATCAGAAGTAGTAATAGTATTAGGTTGTTTTATATAGGCTAGAGTTACAACATAAGCTGCATCCGGAGTTGGAGCTACTACCCAATTATCAGAATCCCAATTAGCATAGTATTTAGGAGTACCATAATCACTAGCATTATCTGGATCAGGAAAATATTCTGCCAAAAAAGAAGAATCTACTTGTTCTAAAAAAAATTGATCTGAAGTTGTAGGATTTGTTAATTGAACATATCTAATAATTCTAGTATCGTTCGGAACAGTAACATATCTATTACCTGTGGTTAAATCTGAAGTAGCATAAAATTTTGTATCATCAGAATCTACTGATCTAAAAATTCTATTTTCTACATTCTTAATTATCACATTTAAAACAGTGTCAGTTAAAACATTACTATCTGTTTCAGAATAATTTCTTATATTTGTTCTTAATGTACTAAGATTCATTGTCATGCTGTGATTGTTGCGGGTCCTGCTGAAGCATTTCCGCCTCCTCCTTTTGTATTTCCAGTTGTTGCTGTGTTTGTATCGACACTAAAAGTATAACTATCATCATTTACTTTAGTAATAGAATATCCAACAGCTTTATTAATATTGCTTGCTAAGATACCATCAAAGCTTAAAACATTTCTAAATCTAACTGTATCACTAGTAGATCTACCATGATTTATTTCTGTGACTGTTATAGTTGAAGAACTAGCACTACCTGTTTTAAAAGAATTAATATTTAATAATACAGGAACAGAGTTTTCTACTCTATCTGGTCTTGCATTTAATAATCCTTGAGGATCCGCTGCATGAGTTCGTGGTTCTAACTGAGGTTGTTTTGATTCATACTCTGACTTATGAACTAAAGCACCATTCCATTCTCTTAACATTTCTCCATAAGGAAAAGCCATGCCACTTCTATCTGATATAGCTTTAGCATATTTACCTTTTGCGAAATTGCCCATAATTAATTTGTAGGATAATAATTCTTAGGACTAATGTAAACACTAGTAGAAGAACTATCCTCTGTTAAAGCTCTCTGTAATTCATCTTCGTATAACATTTTTAAAGATTCAATTCTATCAGGAGCTATCTTTAAACTCAGATAATACGCAAGACCTGAAATCATACATGGTATAAAACGAAAAACTACATCAGTTTCGTTTGTGTAAGCACTACCTACATCTTCTATTCTTTTTAAATAATAAAATTTTAATAAATGAGTGGATCCAGAAAAAGTACTACTTGGTGTTTGATATAAAAAAATACTAGGTGATGTAGTTCTATCTACATAATATTGACTAGGTGTTCCTTTAGACAATTTTGTTGCTAATGCAGCATAAGTTGATCTATCAATTTTACTTAAAGAAGTATCTACAGGAGCTGTGCTTGTAGTATTGTTTCTAACATATGCTTCTAAAATTTCATTAACACCTGTAGGAAAATTGGTGCTATCTGTTGTTGCGTTATATTCAGCCTGTCCTTCCACCAAAGGAACGGAAGCTAAATCTACTTTCCATAAATGAAGTCCTCTATTACCCCATTCTTGAAACATTATATTTAAAGAACGTCTTGCACTTTTTAAACCGTAACCAGTTCTCAAAGACATACCACATCTTTCGTATGCTTCTTGAATTATTTCATCTATATCAAGATCAAAAGCTGTTGTACCGGATGTAGCCATTTTAAAACTTACGCTCCTGTAATAGTTAAAGTAACGCTTCCGTCTGTTCCACTCGATTGAGTAAGTGTAGCAATAAGTCCGTCTTTAAATAAGATACCTGAACCGGGAATATAAACTTCTAATCCTTCAGTTTCATATCTATAAATAGCTTTTAAATTACCACTGTCTGCTGCACCTGCAGTAGCTGCATCATGTAAAGATAAAACAGAGCCTGCTTCACCTCTACCTTGAATAGATGTGACTCTAGTTCTACCTACTTTT